GGCCAACGAAAGGATCCCGGGAGGAAAGATCGCTCCATTCCCTCTCGATCCACACGACAAGGGCGATTTCGGATTTCCTATGGGAGCTCAACAAATTCCGTTGATAAAACGTGCTAGAGACAAACAGATCACGCTCTATGTTTATGGGGACCTTACTTACATCGACGCCTTTCAGTGTACCGCGACCGTCCTTTATTGTTATCGGTACGAGCCTGACATGTCGCCGATCCATCAGTTCGTGATGTGTCCCGAACACAACGAACCCGCAAGTGACTGCAAAACAAAGCAGTAGCAAGGGCACCCAAAAGTAGTCAAGTAGTGCATAATCGCCCTTGGAAAGGTTCTGGATCATATCGTCGGTGTGTTTCATAGAAGCTCATTGAGCAGCGACAGCACTTCGCGCTGTGTTGTCTTGTCCAGGGTTTTGATCTGTTTGAGGCACGATGAGAAGATCGAAAATGCACTAGCCTCAGGTGATTTGGGAGGGCGACCGGGTTTGAGGGCCTGTCCGTTTTCAAATTTTTGAATTTGTTTTTCCAGTGAAGGAGTCAAGTCGTCAACAACAATAGGCTTCGCCCCCTTCGGCCGGGCTACTCCGATTCTGCCAACTGCCGCCCGTTCAGCTTCGTCGTCCATTAGGGCTTGTCCTTGCAGACATAATAGGAGTCATAGATTGCCGATCCATAGAGACATTGCGCCGGATCGTGGACATACATCTTGGCGTGTGGCTGCATCACAACGTAGATGCAAAATGCGGTGAATAGCTTGCATAGAATGGCGGTCATAACGGTTTGCCTTCCAAGCGTTTGTTGCGGGCTTTTTTCTTATCGGGGTATTTTCCCCCATGTTTACCCTCTTTGCGCTTTTCCGACAACATGATAGCGACCGCCTGCTTTTGATTCTTGACCTTGGGGCCACTCTTTGAGCCGGAACGGAGTTGGCCCTTTTTCCATTTGCCCATGACTTGATTTGACGGCATATCATTCTCCTGTTGGTTATGGCCCCGTCTTTCCGCCCTTACGCCGCGAAAGTGAGCGTTTCTTGGATCGGCCGCCCATACTCAGCCGCCGCTTGCCGGGAATGAAGTCCGGGTTGTCGAGCCAAACGAACAGCGCCTTAGATGAGCGCACTGTTTTGCGGGGCCTCAAGGCTTTGTATCGCTTCTTCATTCCCCCCTCTCGGCGCATAAGCGCGTTAACCGACGCGGCGGCGATGTTCTTCATGCTTGCGCCGCATATCGTCTGCTGTTTGAATGTTGATCCAGCTACAGATGGCGTTCATGAGCAATTCGTCGAGTTCCTTATTCTCAGCTAGGAGGGCACGCGCCCGCTCTTTGATGAGCTGTTGAATATCGTTATCGACGCCATGACCGACCTTATCTGCGATGACCTCATTGACCATCGCACGGATCGCTTCCTCAAATGCTCGCTCAACTATGTTTTTCATGTCGTCCATTGGTTTCTCTCCGTTCTCCCGGCTATGTGATTAAAGTCCGATCCCAAGGACAGCCTTCTCATAAATTTCCTCGGCCTGCTCGCGGGTCATTTCTGGATACTCCAGCATCGTTTCGCCAACAACCCACGACTTGCGCTGCGCTTCTCGCATTTCCTTTTTCTGCTCTGGCGTCATGGCGTCGTAACGCTTCTGAGCCTCAATAAGCAGCCGCTCTAATTCGGGGTTGCTTAATCTCGGTGCTGTCAGCATTCGTCATCCCTTCATCAAAGGTGCGTAATGGTGTCCTTGGATAATCGACCCGTCACCGGGCGGCAGCAAGTGCATGTCATCATCCAAGGACCTATCGGCGACGGGTGAGCAGTCCTTTACCGCTTAAAGAGTCTCCACTCGGTACAGCGGGCCAATAGTTTTCTATTCTCCGTTCCGATTCCCTATTATCGCGGGCGCTTGGTCGCTAATCGGTCGGCAACTTTGTCAGCGCGCTCCCACACCTTGTCATCGAAGTAGTTCAAGTCGCCAGCGCCAGCTACCGAATATCCGATAAGCTGCGCGAGTTGTGTCTGATCCTCGGGATCGTTTCTAAACATCAGCGCAATGGCGTTAAGGTCGATGACGCCGCGCTCTTGCAAGTATTTGATAATCTTGTCCGGCTTAAAGCGATACGTCCCCAGATCGTCCATATAGATCGGCTGCATCGGATGCTTTAGTCGGCGAAGTCGCCGCTCAGCGGGTGTCAAGCTCATATCAGCATCCCCTATGCTGCAAGCGCAGCCGTTGCTCAATCTCCCGCACGTTCTCCGGCAAACCGCGCCAGGAAGTCCGGCTCGTCCGGATGCTCGTACAGATTCAGAACGCCAAGATGTGCGTGCCATCCTTCGGCGCTGTTTCAATGGGCTGCCATCCGGTCATTGGTCGTGTTCCTCGTGAATGAGGGTTGAAAGATTCATCGCGCGGCTTCAATATCTTTGACTGTAATTTTACCAGCAACAGCCAACCGGAGAAGGATGACGGCGGTTCCTTCAACACCTTCTTGCGCCCAGCGCCGCGCCGTTCTCTCACCAATTCCAAGCAACTTGGCGGCTCCTACTTGCGTAAGACCCAATCGACGGAGAGCGGCGCGGTACTGAGTTGCGGTCATGCGGCTATCTGGCTTTCGATATCCGAGGCAATCAAGCCCGCAATTTGTAACATGCTCACCGCGTGCTGACCGGCTTCGGTAAGCGTAATGACGCGCTGGGCATCGGCAACGATCAGGCCCTTGGATGAAAGGCTCCAAATCGCCGCGTCGGTGCCGTCACGCACCTTTGCGCCGCTCAGAAGATAGCCCAGCGCATCGATTTCCTTCTTGCCGAGCTTGAGACAGAAAGTCGCGCTGGTAACGTAATTGCTGAAAACAAGATTTTCAGTTGTCATCTTCGTTCTCCACTTCGTTCTCCACCGGGCATCATTGCCCTTGCAAAGTCTAACTTAGGCCATATCGGCCGCCATGTCAATATGGCCTAATAGAAAAAGCGATGCTCAATTCGCGAACGGGCATCACTGTCGATTACTGACCAGGGCCGGATGCGTTCTCAGAGCCGGTTCCGAGGTATTATGTTTCCGCACTTATCGTGAATGAGCGCGGAGAGATTCATGTGTGTACTCGAATGTAACGTTCGGCGGCATCTTCGTTTGAGATTAAGTCATGAAGCGTACCTTCGCCGTCTTCCCCGAGAGGCGCATCGAAGGAAATCCATTTATATTTCCACGGCGATGCCTGCATGACTTTTGTGATGAATTTCTTTACGTCCGTCCCGATCGACTCGCGTGTTGCCGTGCCTTCCAAAATTGCCAAAATGACATCCTGACACATATCGGCGCGCTGATCTTCGTGTGGCCAACGCGGCACAATAGAATTGGCAAACTGGACGAGGTCGGCTCCCTCCATTTTGGATTCTGATTTTAGGTAGGGGTAGCGCAAATCACCGGAACGTCCGTAAAGCAGCCGTTCTGGCTTTTGACGTTCTTTTAATTGCAGCCAAGTAAGGCGCTGTAGAATTGCATAAGGCGTTGTGCAGCCATCCTTGCCTTCGGTTTTGGCGATGCGAAGCCGCTGGATATTCGTGAAGGTGCTTTTGTAACCAAGCTTCAATTCGGAGCAAAATTCATGGATTGACTTGAATTGCGACGGCTCAAGAACGAGCGACAATGCAAATAGATAATTTCTTAGCGGCATTTTTGCGCCGGAAAAAACGGTGCTGCTCGTAACGCTATAGTCGTGCCGGCATTGGGCACAGCGCCACCGCTCAAGCTTCTTGAGCTTGTAACTCTCGTTGCTGTAACAGTTCGGGCACTTCGGGATGCCGCCGCTGTCATACCATCGAATCAACCGAAATCCGGCATCAATCGCTTTTTGATCCATCCCCAACAAATCGTCAGCCGTTAGAACGCCCGACGCGATGCGTTGCACCGCTGGCGTCTCTAACGCACGGGCCAGAGCTTCGTGACCTTCAAGAGATTGTAAGCTGGCGTATTTCATATTTTTTCTCGGGCATCGAAGCTGGGGAGGCCGAAGCCTCCCCGCCCCGGTATTATGGCGCGCTACTGCACCCCCGGAGGCTGTTGAAGCCTCCGGGGGTGCCTTGTCCAGTTAGAGTAGCGCGTAACATAATGGTGCCTCCATCTTAGAATGCCGAGTTCCGCTCGGCGCGGTAAAACTGTCCGCGTTCCTTATGAGTTACTGCCGGGGGGCTTACGATTCTACCGTCAGGTCGTCTATGTCGCCGACCCAATGTTGATGGGTTCCCCACGTCCCGTTGGCTCGATAGCGAACGCCATAGCAAGAAATAGATGCGCCAGGATTGCCGAAATTGTAAACGCGAGGCTCAATGACCTCCAAACGAAACAGGATACCGTCCTTGTTACGCACGGTCGCTCCAATCTCAATGCCGTCAGCCGCGAGCTTTGACTCGACGCGCTTCCAGATCACGACGAACGCCCGCTGAAACTCATTCGTCGCTGTCATCTTCCGGCTCGGCTGCTTCATACGCAATGCAGTCGCAGAGGGTGCATGCTGTTGATCCAAGGTGCTTATCGTCATGGCCGTGTTCCTCTTTTGCGTGGCCGCAGTGGCAGGGATGGTCCATAAAACTCTCCTCATTCTTCACGAACAAACACGTTGAAGTTCATATAAGCCGCGCTCGGTGATCTTCACAGCAACGGCCGGACTAGTCGGGGTGTCGCGACGTACCCATTCAGTTAGGCCGCCGCGAATCATGGCAGAGTGGCAAATACCGTCCCCACGTCTCTTGTAAAGAGATTTCAGCTGGCGGGTATCGAGCTGACCGCCAGCCTCGGCAATCGCTTGCAAGATTTTGCGGTCAAAGTCCGATAGCATTCGTCACCTATTGGAATTAGTGCATCCCAAACGGGCCGTGGATATTAAACAGCCAGCAAATAAATAGGAAGGCGACAGTCCCAAAAACCAGAAGCGCAGTTGGTCCGTCCATTTTGGGTCACCTATTGGAAAGGATCGTGGCTAGACCAACTGCCGTTTCATCTTGAAGGTATGCGTGGCATTCAAGTAATAGACGCCCACCCTCTCGCCTTCGGCATCTTCTGGAATATCCTCGACGTTGACCGCCACCGCGTAGATTGGCGTGCCATCCTCAAGCTTTTCGCAGACGTAGATCAGCAGTTTCTTCGGTAGCGTTTTCATGGTCTCGGCTCCTATTACAAATGATCGCGGCTACTAGGCCGCCTGAACCTTCGGCTCCATCGCCTTGAAATCTTCGGATGGATTGAACCAGTCGTCATTGACGATGTGGCCGATGGCGTGAACCTTGGAGTGCTCGCATCGGACACGGATCGTCTTGCCCTTGAGCTGCGACCACTCCGATACGCCGGCAATCTCCATGCAGCGCCAAATAAAGTGGCCAGCGTAATTGGCCTCTAGGGCCTGCTTGTGGTGGCTAAAGTCCTTGGGCAAATAGAGGCTATAGCCGCCGAACCCCTGTCCAGCGCCGCCGTAATCGAGGCTGAGCCATGCTGACAGCAGCCCATGATCCTCATTCGTGATCCGCGCGGATTCGATGACGGCGTTTTTGGTTTCGATTCTGTCCATGAAACTTCCCTCATTCATTAGAGATTATCGATTGGCTTCCAGGATCTTCTCGCCCAGCTCATGATTACCGCTCACTCTCCACAGCGCCAGACAGACAAAGATCGGATCAATCCCATGTTTGTTCCAGAATGCAACTTCGCCCATGTCGTGTTGGTCCCGATGGTGCCGGCTGCATAATGGGACGGTCCAACAATCCTCCGGTTTCCGTCCCATTCCCGATTCCGGCTTTGCAGCTCTGGCATCTGAAAACCTGACATGAGCGCATTCCGTCTCGATATTGTTGCTACAGACCAGGCAACTAAGCGTGCGTATGTAGTCTTGATGGGCCACGTTTGCGCCTGTGGATTGTGAATATCTCATCGCGTAGTTGCTCCAGCGTTAGCTTCTCGAGGATCGAGTGGATGTGCGAACGCCTCTTGTGCTGTTTGCGCTTGACTGCAATGGTCTCGATCAGGTTCGAGCGTTTACGCTGTAAGTTCATCGGCGCATTCCTTCCAGGCTATCCAGGCGGAATAGATGATGTCCCATCGGTTCCCGGCCGCTGTGTTTGGCAGGATTTCCGATCGCGATTTAACCCTGCACGCATAGCGCACCATATTAGCCGCGCTGGTCTCGTCGGTGACGTTGATATTGGGCGGCTTGCCGGCAAACCTCTCGTCCAGGAAACGCCAGAACAGCGGATCGAGACAGAGGATGGCTGCCCGGGTCACCATCCGCTTGGAAGGCGGCTCCGGTGCGGGTATCGAAGTCACCGGAGCCGTTGCCTCTCCCTGTTGTAAGCGCGCCAGTGCGACGGGCACAGGCGTCGAATAGGTCGGCCAGCCGAGGATTTCAGTGAGCAACGGGCCGCGCTCGGCGGGGACATGCAAGGTCACTTTGATGAATTCCTTGTGCTGCCGATCGTTCTGGATATCGACAACCTGAGCGTCTATGGCGGCAAGTTTGCTCATCAGAACGGAATGTCGTCAGATAGGCCATTGTGGATTCTATCCGGCGCTACGGTTTGATCCGGCATCGGATCGAGGTCGCGAGGCTTCGTTGGCGTTGTCGGCAGAACCTTTACCCTGATTGCCGGGATGAGTTCGCCCCCGAATTCGACGTAGGGATCGACAAATAGCGTGATCTGCTTGCCGATCCATTTGTCGTAATCCTTGCCGTGAGCGTGGGCAATGCGCTGGGCATTTGTTTTGTTACACACAAGCGCCTTTTTTGCGCCCCTGAACTTGATGACAAGTTTGCCCTGCATCCGGCCTTCACGGCTCTTAAATTCCTTTGGTTCCACCGACTCAATGATAACGGTCGGTTCTTTCCCCTCGATATCGGCGGCCTTGAGCGTATCGCCGCTAAATACGTTGTCAATCGAAGCCATCAAACTTCTCCTTCACCTTCGGCCCATTGCAGTCGTTCGTCCCGATCTAGTCTTAACTCTCGGCAATGCTCACAGACGCAAACCGTTTTTGTTTGTGAGCGCATATTACCGACTTCAATATAGCAGTCCGGATCATCGTCGGTGTCGATAAGACGGTCGCAGTCATGGCAACGATCCATGCTCATTGGTCGGCCGTCAGTTTCGCGCGCACCGCATCCATCCGGTCGGCCAATGTCCGCAATGCTTTTGCGTCCGCTTCGAGCCGGATCATCGCCAGAGTTTCAGGGGAGAAGCCGCCTTCGCACCCATTGAGCCAATCCAGATAATACGAATAGCGCGATTGCACATCGTTGGTGATGGTGCGAATAGCTTCCGCCGAGGAATGAACGCTGTGGGCTGAATTGCTGTGCTGCTGCATGAATTGAGCGATATTCATTTTGCCTTCCCACGGTTATACTCGTTCCACCACGTTACCCAAAACCATTCCGGCCTATCCAGCTCCACACATTCCTCGTTGCGCTTGGGGACATGCTTGGAGCAGTAGAACAGTTTCGAGCAATTACAGGTCATGGAAAATCCACCACGAAAGCGGCGAGCGCCATGCCCATCACCAGCAATGCAGCAACAAGGCCGCAGCCGACCATGATGTAGAGTTCATGGCGGTAGTAGCGCGGGGTGCGAAGCGTTTGCATGATTTGCTTATGTCATAAGTGGACATTCATTGTCAAGGCTTGACGCTAATTTATTTTTGGATTATATCGCTCGCAATGAAAGGCACCGACATCAAAGCCTTGCGCGACCGGCGCGGCGAGACGCAAGCCCAATTCGCTCAACACTTCGGCGTCAGCCGCACCACAATAATCAAATGGGAAGCCGATGGCCCTCCCAATATGGGACCGGCGCGGAAGCTTCTCGAGCTTGTCATGGCTAAATTAGGGGGCAAGAATGGGTTCATTAAGCTGGACAGCCGAACAAGACCAAGAGCTGCGGCAACTGGCGACTGATGGTTGGTCGGCGCGGCAGATATCGGTCAGGTTCCCGGGCAAGACCCGTAATGCCGTGATAGGTCGGCTACATCGCATTGGTGCGGTTCTGACGCTCAAGAATCGTTACGGCCAAACCATAGATCCCAAAGCCAAAGCGCAACGCGACCTGGAAAACCAGCAGCGCCGAGCAGCGGTTCGATTGGCAAAAGGTATTTCTTTTCAGAAAAAGGAATATCGCGAGATAAATCACATTATCGACGGCAACCCCACTCCCAAGTGCATTTCGTTCATGGAATTGGACAACCAGTCCTGCCGCTATGTGATCGGCGATGTAAAGGGCCTGGATACGGTGTTCTGTGGGGATATCAAGCTGGATGGGCAGGCTTATTGTCAGGCGCACTACAGATGGTGTTATAGGCCGAGCATTTACAAGCCGATTGCAATGAGATAGACAGGATTTAGCCGGGACAGCGTGGTAGCTCCCGTTGCCTGCCACTACAGGCTCACCGGCTTTCATCTTTGCCTTAGTGGAGGCTCAAGTGTCGAAAACCACCAATCGTATTGCGGCTCAAACCCGAGAGGTTTTGGCCGACCGCTTTCCTTTGTGCTTCATGCCGAAAGGTCATCGCAAGAGGCCGCTAAAGATCGGCATAAAACAAGAGATCGCCCAAGCCTGTCCGGATCTTAAGATTGTCTACATCGGTTTGGCTTTAGCCGATTATTGCGGCGGCCCAACTTACCTAAGCGCTATGAAAACTGGAGCGTTCCGCATTGACCTAGCGGGCCTCGCCTGTGGCATTGTCAGCGAGGAGCATCATCAACACGCCAAAGAGAGAATGGACAGGCTGGCGGCCAAATGGGACGCCGAGGCGGCCGAATGAGCCGCGCCTGGATGCCGATGTACTGGGGTGATTACTTCGCCTCGACGCTTCATTTGTCGGTCGAGCAGAGCGGCGCTTACCTTCATCTGATCGGCCACTATTGGGTTAACGGCGGCCTACCTAACGATGAAAAACAGCTTATGGCAATTGCCAGAATGGATGACGAGCAATGGCGTGGCAATTGCCATGTTCTCCACAGTTTCTTCACAATTGATTGGCGTCACAAGCGCATAGACAAAGAGTTGGCAAAAGCCAAAAGCCTAAGTGATAGAAGGGCTTTGTATGGGCTCAAGGGTGCAATGGCCAAGCACGGCAAGCTCAACGGTCATTCCTGGCAAAAGCCAACACAATCACAATCACATATAGAAAGAGGGCTTACCGAGAAAGAAACGGAAGCCCTCGATCGCCTGAGCAAGAAACCGCAGCACTAGTCGTTCGTCGGCTCCTGCAACATTTCCACAAGATCGAGCTGGTTTGCCTCGTTACTGAACAGCCCCACATCGCATGGCTGTTGCGGTTTCGGCGCGAGTTTGGGCTTTTGCCATTGCCGCTCGGCGACGGTCTTAGCGTCCTCAGTAAATCGCGCAGCGATGATGCCGTTGAGCCAGTTTTGGGCGTCTTTCGGGATCATGGCATCACCTATGCTGCATACTTGGCGCGGCAGGATATTTGGTCATAGCGTCACCCGTTGCGCCAGCTCTTGCGAGATCATGCCGTCTTTCGACAGCCAATCAATCCAGTCAGTGAAGGCGCAGCGCGTATCAGTTACATACATCGTGCCGCCGCCCGAATAGTTGCGGATTTTCTTGCGCTGCATGTCAGGATGCTCGCGCCAAAATGCCTCGCGGACCTGTTTCTGTGTGCTGTAAGCGTATGCCATGATACCCTCGCCGGTTAGAACAGGATTTCGGTTTCAGCGGTCATGCCGGCCGCCAAGCATTGCAGGCGATTATCTGACTCCCGCAGGAAGGCGCGGAAATCCGTAAAGATTGCGTCGATCTGCTCTAACGCCAGATCGAGGGCATTCATCCCGTCGCAGCGTGCGCGCAGATCGACTTGGCTGACAATGCGGCCGGCTGTGTACGATTTGCCGCCGCTGGCAGGTTTGGCTGCGCGCCGAGCGTTCAGGTTGTCGATTGAGAGGGCGGGCATGGCTTAGTTCTCAATGCCGTAGCGTGTGCCGTAATCGAGTAGTAATAGCTTGCCACCGATCGGCACATCGGGCTTGCCAACTGCGATTTCGCCGTCCTCGATCTTATTGCGAACAAGGTACTCGAGCTCGGCGGGCGTCAGCTCGTCATTGCCTTGGCTGCGGTAGTAGTCGCAAGCTTTGGTAAAATTTACGAAATGGCTAGTTCCGGTGATTGTCATTTGATCCTCGCAGGGTTTGAGCGGTAAGTCCTATTGACAAAACGGTATCTACTACGATAGGATATTCAGGTCAATAGGTGATACCGAATAAATTGAGTGATATTAGGTTAACTTATTGAAGCGACAGGAAAACAAAATTTAACGGGTTGACGAATATGGGCCGAAAGCGCATTAACGGAGCCGCGATAACGGTGCGAATGGAGGCGGAGGCGCTTCCGCAGATCCGGGAGGCGAGGCTCGGCAAAGAGAAAACCGCCGACTTCATTCGGACAGCCATCGCCTCCGAGCTGGCAAAGCGCAAGCGGCAAAAGCAATCGGCCGAATGGCGCAAAGAGATCCCCTAAATGCCCGGCCTCGGCAAAATAACACCACGATACCGCTTCTCGCCCAAATCAGGCTCTTCCCAGAGAAAGCGCCGTAAGGCCCGCATCAGGGCAGAGAAGGCCAAAGACGAGATTTTAGCCGCCCAGCTCCGGCAGACGCTCCAGGAAGGCTTAAACGCACTGTACCCGCTCCTAGCTGCAAAGCGCATATCCTTGGATGAATTCAGCCGTATCATGCAAGGCGTCATCGCCGATATCGTTGTTATGGACCGCAGGGGCGATAAAGTTTTTGGGCCGAGTGCCTGAGCGGAAGTTTCCAAGCCGTGCTGATTACGTGCTAATCGCCGTTTCAGTGGTGATTTTATTGATATTGTACGTGCTGGGGTGGAATTAGGCTGTCCCCGATACATTACAGCCCGGGTTCGACATCCTCGCTGGCAAGCCCATTGCCGACCAATGCCAGGCCATCATGCCCATTGCAGTGGTGGGTTGGTTTGTGGGTACGGTAGAGCACCCAAAATAATGTGTAATACAATCAACAGCTTGGGCCTGAGTTGGGCGGACACAGTAGGAGCCGTACTGGGCTGGAATGAACTCGGGATTGGGGCGGGGAGTGGGGTGCGGTGTGAAAATTTTATCCACCCACACGGCAACCGCAGCCCAAATTGAACCTTGGACAACCCTACTCAATACAGGGTGTGACATCACAACTCCCGTTAAGTCTTAACACGTTAGACTAACGCTTGACAGTTAGACTAACAGTGTTAGACTAACACCATGGAGGCACCGAAATGCAGATTGTGCGGGACGAGGCATTGGGGGACCTGTGCCACGAATGCCAAGGAAACAATTGCGTCGATAAAATCAAAACTGGCGGAGACCTCGCCGCAGGTTACGCCTACGCTTGCACGAAATGTGGCGCAGCGTGGTTTATCTCCAGCGGGGGACAAAAATTTGAACTTCGACCGGACAGCCTACCAACGTGAATACATGAGAAAATGGCGCAAGAACCGGAAACCCACAGAATGAGGCACTTCATAGTCGGGGGCGATGGCAAGGTAGGGACGGCTCTCCGCAGGGAATTAGTGGCCCGGGGCGAGAGTTTCTGGTGGTCGACCAGGAAGCAAGGTCTGTCGGAAGGCGTCTTTCTTGACCTCGCCAGACCGATTAAGGCGCTTCCCAAAGCCGATATCCTCTACCTCGTAGCCGCCATCCCCGGATTTTACCCTTGCGAGGCGTCCGCAGAATCCTGGGTGGTCAATGTAGACGCTCCCATAGCCATTGCAAAGTATTATGCCAACAGTGCTTTTACCGTATTCGTATCGTCCGATGCGGTGGAATGGGCAAGTTTCACGGCTTACGGGCGGCAGAAGATGCAAGTCGAGTCCTACATGCACACCATTAACGCCGCGATCGTGAGGGCATCCCATATCGGCCCGGGCCACTTCGGGAAGTTTGCCCATGTGCTTGCCGATGTCGGGATGAACGGCAAGCCGGGCGTTACTCGTTGGGCCATGAACCAGACCGAACATGATGCATTCAGGAGCGACCATGGTCTGCGGCGCGGCGTCCAGAGGGTTATGGGCGGAGGGATCAAGCTTGCCAAGCTGATCGGGAGGAAGCGATGATGAAGCCGATCTACTTCATCGTCACCTTTTGGGGCCGGCAGTACGCGGATTATTTCCGCGAATCGACGCTTGCTACCCTTGGGCCGCAACTGCGACCCTGCGACAAATGGCTGATCGTCTGCCCGTGTGCCGACCGGCCGGATTATCTAGATCCCAACAAGTTTATCTGGATCGAGTTGCCGCCAATTGGAGACAATCCGGTCTACAAGCAGCAGAACGAGGGCCAGAAGCTCGCCTACCAATGGTGCTTCGAGCACAAGGTATGGGCGTCGATGGCCTCTCCCGACTACATCGTGTCGGACAACTATGTGCAAACCCTGATCCGGTTACAGAGCGAAGGCTATGATCTGGTTCAACACACAGCTTTGCGGCAGAACGAAACCACGTTTCGAGCCGAAGCCGGCGATCGCAAGACATTCTCGCCGCGTGAACTCGCGGGATTGAATATTCGGCATTTGCACCGCGAGCAGACACCGTTCTTCCAGGGTTCGCGGATGATGCCGTGGCTACCGCCGATGCGGCTGTGGAAGTGCGAAGATCAACTGATCCTGCACTGCTACATCGCCAATCCGATCCTGATGAACTTCGGCAGCATCGAGAAACTCAATCTGCGTTGCGTGCGCTATCTCGCGGTGGAGAATGTGTTCCTCGATTACAATTTTACGGATGTCAAACGTTATCTGATAACCGATTCCGATGAGCTGTGTACCGCGAGCCTATCGCCGGATTACCCCCCTGCTTGGAAGGAGCGCGGTTCACGTCCGCGATGGTGGCTCGATCTTGGCCTTCGCATGTCACGTTATCTGTGGCCGCGCTCCGGTGGCTATGTGTTTGCCCGCGCCGCCTATTGGCATTGCGGAGAGCTAAAGCACGTGACTTCGACGGAGGAATTCTGCGCGGGAGCATTCCGGTTTGGGCCGCTATCGTTTACGCTCGGCTATCTGGCGCGGTTTTATCTGTTGCATTTCCTGCCGTTCCTGCGGAGGAAAAAACGCATTAGAAATGCCGTGCGATGGCTGCGTAATCCTGACCTTGTGGGATGCAAATGATAAGACAAATCCAAAGCCTCTTGAAACACCGCCCCACCACCTTGGCCTATGTCATGGGACTACCCTTGTCCGAAAGTACCAGGGAACGGGAACTGCATCGCTTGAAGGATCACGGCCAGCAGGACGAACGAGAATTGAAGTTCCTGCTAAGACATATCGCAGGTTCAAGATCCATCCTGGAAATCGGCTCCTGCTTCGGCCAGACGCTTCGTCTGATGGCAAGCGTCTGTCCCAAGGCAAAGATACGTTCAATTGATCTCGGGTTGGGAATCGGCATCATCGAAGGCATGAATACCGGCAAGTATCTTCTGCAAACCATGGAGGATCTGAAATCCCAAGGTCACGATACCGCCGTTTGCTTCAACAACAGTCACAGCCCCCTTGCGGTGCAATGGGCGCGGAAGAACGGACCTTATGATTTCATCTTCATCGACGGCGACCATTCCTACGAGGGCGTCAAGTCGGATTGGCTTGGCTACGGCCCGCTTGGAAAAATGGTCGGATTCCACGATATTGCTTCAAAATCAGTCGGCAAGCTCTGGCTCGAAATCAAACGCGACTACAGAGTCATCCAGTGCATCGAAAGCCCCATGGGGGTCGGCATTGTTCTCCCAAGCCTACCACTTGACGCAGCGTAGTACCGGGCGCGATCTGGTTCACGGCTGGAAGATCAATGGCAAACTGTCGCGATACAGGAATTCCTTTATCTATCCGTGGACCGACAAGGCCATCGTCATCAAGGGCATAGAGCTTCTACCCTTCCCCAAGTGGCAGCATGTGCCGATCAAGTGCAGATGGTTGATGGTTGGAAACAGTTATGTCAGTGATATAATGCTGATGTCGGACGGAGACCGGACGGCTAACTTCGGGCTGAACTTCCAGTTTCCTGGACGGGATACGGAGACGGTCCATAGCTATCTCGATCTTCACGGCCACTGCTTCCCGGGAGCCTTCGTCTCCGTCATGCTCAACTTCTTCTACGAGATGGACCATGTGGAACGCAGTCTATGACAAGGAAACCCAGACCATGAAACTGACGTTTCCGAACGGCAGGACCTACGAGTTCGAGGGCGTCCCTCCCGATATCTACGAGAATTTCCAGAAGGCGGAAAGCAAGGGGACGTTCTACAACACTTATCTACGAGGTCAGTATTGACTCCCGAACTCAAGGATACCGTTCTCAAGCTCGGAAGGAATAGACTCCTTGCCCATCAAGTCCTGTTCCAGCATCGTCATTCTGACAGAACGCCCGCTTTCCACAGTGAGGTTATTGATTTATGGCATTCGCAGATACCCGCAGCATTGGTTATGGTTTTCCGGGAAGGTGGGAAGTCTACCATCGCTGAGGAAGCGTTCGTTATTGGAGCAGGCTATCAACTATTCCACAACGCCCTTATCATTGGAGCTACTGAGAAGCGTGCCTGCGAACGATTAAGAGCGATCAAGCATGAGATCGAGACCAACGAACTTGTACAGATGCTCTTTGGAAACCTTGTGGGCGCGGTATGGAACGAAGCAGAAATTATACTTTCAAACGGTGTCCGCATTATTGCGGTGGGTCGAGGCCAATCGCTTAGAGGCACCAAGCATCTGCATTATCGTCCCGACTTCTGCTTTTGCGACGACATTGAGGAAGAAGAACACGTCAAAACCCCGGAAGCCCGCGCCGAAACGCTAGGCTGGTTCATGTCGGTCGTGGTCCCCGCACTGGACAAACACGCCAGAATCCGGATCAATGCAACGCCGCTCGATCGCGATGCGCTGCCCTTTGCCATCCGTGACAAGCTCAAATGGCCGACCAAAACCTATCCCATTGAATATATTGATGAAAATAACAAGCGCCAACCGACATGGCCGGCGCGATATCCCTTGGACTGGATCGACCGCAAGAAACGGGAGTTCGAGAGCGTCGGACGTCTGGACGACTATCTCCGAGAATACATGTGTATCGCGGAAGATCCCAAACGCAAGACATTCACCAGCGATATGATCGTGGTAACCCCGAAGGTGAGAACATGGCACCCTACCTACGCCTTCTTCGATCCGGCGAGGACTACCAAATCAACATCGGCCACAACTGGGTGGGCGGTGTGGTCGTGGATCAGCAATCGTTTGATAGTCTGGGACGGCGGTGGCAATCTGTGGAAACCCGACCAGATGGTGAAGGAGATATTCAAGGCAGCAAACGACTACTCCCCGGTAACGATTGGAGTTGAGGAAGATGGCTTGAACGAATTCCTGATGCAGCCGTTACGGCATGAGATGGTCAGGCGCGGTTATGTCATTCCGATTCAGCCAATGAAAGCACCGAAAGGAAAATTTGGTTTTATCGAAGGATTGCAGCCGTTCTTCAACGCAAGGGAAATCAGCTTTGCCAAGGAACTCCCCGAACTAAGAACCCAATTCCTCTCCTACCCCACAGGACGAATCGACGGGCCGAATGCGCTCGCTTACGCTCTCCTTATGCGACCGGGAGAGATTATCTATGACGATTTCGGCGCGGATAATGTTGGCGACGTACCTGTTCGGGAGCGTAGCTCTACTTGGCTATGTCTTGGTGCACGGCATGGTCTCACTACTGGAGTCCTTGTCCAATATGACGGCCGGCTCTCCATCCTCGCCGACTTCGTTCACGAAGGAGACCCCGGCTCCTGTGTCGAAACCATAGTGAAGGAGGCCAATCTTGTCGCCCAAGGGAAACTGGTGGCTAGTGCTGAACACTGGTCTGGCTATAATCATATTGGTTTGCGTGGTGCTGTATCTAAGATCCCCGCCGAGCTGCACCGGGGAAGCCTCTCCGAAGTGGGGCGAGACGAAATACGCGCCCTGCTCCGCAAACGAATCAAGGATGCCCCCGCACTTAGGGTTTCTGGGAATGCCCACTGGACACTGAACGCTTTTGCAGCCGGGTACTGCCGGGAAATCGGCAAAGACGGCATCGTGAAGATGGAAGCCAAGGAGGGGGTTTATCGGGTCTTGATGGAAGGATTGGAAGCCTTTGCAGGTCTCCTTAAACTCGGTATGATGGACAAGCCCAACATGCAGCGCACTGCATCGGGACAAAGCTATATCTCGGCTCTGCCGGGAAGGATGGGGGTCACGGATGCGAAGGATAATTTCCCTTCTGCTGGTATCGTTTCTGAGCCTCTGTCCGCTCGGCGTCATTGAACTCCATGCTCAAGCGGTCCAGGTCGTAGCATCATGCGGAACGCTTCCTTCCACTCCATCGGTAGGTAGCGCGAACGGCCCCATTACGATCGACCAGACCGGCAAGCTCTGCGTTAACGCAGTCGTCAATGCCAATACGGTCATAGCCACGCCCCTGGCGGTCGTCGTCGTCGCCACTCCGCTTTCCGTTACGGTCACCCCTTCCATCGTCGTTAACGTTGCTACCCCGCTTTCGATCAATGTCCCGCAAGTCGCCGCTATCGTGTCGGGGGCCTATGCGGACGGTGCCCAAACCACAATCGGCGATAAAGGAGACGGCCTTTATTCCGGCAGTGGATCGTCCACATTGATGTCCATCATGAAGGGCATTTATGCGGCGATTGTCAGCAATGCCAGCATTATAGTGGCTAATACTCTGACGGCTGGCCAACAAACTATGGCCAATTCCAATCCTGTTGCACTAGCCTCCAACCAATCGGTAGGAGACCCTTGCACCTTCCAGGCCAAGACAATGACGACCGTATCGGTTAATACGGCAACGGCCCTCATAGTGCCGGGAGTATCCGGTAAATTGATCTATGTCTGCTACGACAAGGTTCTGGATGGTGCGGCAGAGGAAGTTTCTTTGGTCGAAGGTACTGCTACGGGCGGGAGTCTCAAGGCCGTCGATGGCAGCACCACAGTCGCTCAGGGCAATCCACTTGCTGCAAACGGCGGCTGGAGCAGCGGCGCGGGAATCGGAACCGTGGCGCAGACGGCCAGTCCATCCAGCAATCTTCTCGTTTTGAAATCGGGTACGGCAACTGCGGTGATTCGCACTACCTACGTCCAGCAATAGCCATGCGGAAACACCTATCGACCATAGCAATCCTCCTGCTATGCGCGGGATTGGCTTGCCTGTCGCAAGTCCCGACCGGGATATTCAAGTCCGCTCATGCCCAAACAACGATGCTGTTGACGGGGGCGGGGCTGGGTGCGCCGGGAGGTGGGGGTGCTACCTGGGCAAATCAAAGCTCCTATATTATTCCTTATGGGACTTCGGGGCCAACCTACACGGTCGGAAGCATTCCCATTGGAACGGCAACGTCAACGCGCCAAGTTGTCGTGGCTATTGCAGCCGCGGCGCTTGGAACTTACTCTGTCACCGTCAATTCAATATCGCTCACTCAAGTATCCGGTTCCAACACTTTTGATGGGAGTACAGGTTGGTCATGCGCCACGTTTTCTGGAAATATTACCAGTTCAACAACGGCCTCAGTGGCAATTACCACAACTGGTTCGCATTTTTTCGGGGGCGGCTTCATCGTTGGAGTGCTTGATAATCTCAATAGCGCCACAGCGGGAAGCGCCACTTACGGGGATTATACGTCGGGTACAGGTCCCTACGCTGCGGTTGGTAGCATCACCATTTCGAGCGGTGGTTGGGGCATTGCGACGGCCGGATTTTCTGGTACTGCTACGCCTTCAATTTCATGGACGACTTTGAGCCAAGATACATCGGCAACGGATGCCGGTGACGGCATTGAAATTAGCGAGGCATCAACTAAAAGCGCCGGGAGTCTGACGCCCACCGTTTCCAGCATTGGGACGAGTGTAAATGCTGGTGCCTGCATGACAGCAGCGGCATGGAGATAACATGCGAAGATGGTGGATTTTAGTTATTGCGTTGCTGTTTTGTGGCCCTTCGGTTGATGCAGAGTTTTGGATTGGACAGACTTACGCTACTTCCTCTAGCTTTCATAATGCGTCCATTGGTGCGGGCGGCTATATTGTCGGCATGTCGCTTAATTCGGATGGGACAATGGCCGCTAGGCCAAATACCTACGGGGCCTACAGTTGGCAGGCTGGCACGAAGAACCCACAGACCGGCACTACTGGAACATGGCAACAACTGCTTTCGCCCGCTGCTATTGCAAACTCTCTCACGACCACCCAATGGCTTCATGATATTATTCAAGGTGACGGAGAGGCGGCGTTTTTTGAATTGCAGATCGCACCGAGTAATTCCACTATTTGGTACGGTGTTTTCGACGGATATGTGTGGAAATCAACCAATGCAGGTGTGACTTGGACAAAAACGGGATCGACACCCACGGGGTCGCAAATGACCTCGATATCGGCGGGCGGTAAGTGGCAGAATTGGGGACCGAAACTCGCCATTCACCCGACCAATCCCGCAGTGCTCTATATCGGATTACCGACTGGGCTTTATTTCACTGACGATAGCGGAACGACCTGGACATTGGTGAGCACTGCGCAGGTTCCCGCGCCGACTTCCGGCTATGTCACCGGCATAGCATTCGATCCATCGACGCCCTCGACGGTCTATGCCAATTCCAACGGCAACGGGACTTATCAAACAACGAATGCCAGCACTAGCAGCGCAGGAACGTGGAGCGCGATATCCGGCGGTCCAAGCACAAACGGTGTTGTCTCCGGTAAGGTCACTCCTACCGGGGGGATTTATTACGCGCTAGATGGTGTTAACGGGTCTGCGGGTAATTTGTGGGGCTACAATGGATCGTGGACTCAGGTGTTATCCAACTCCCCCGATCCGGTTTTTGCCTTTGCCGTCGACCCGTCAAATGCCAGTCATCTTATCGCTGCCGGCACCGTTAATGCTCAGTTCAACGAGACGACGAGTGGCGATAGTGCAAGTGGTTGGTCAGGTTGGACAGCTAACGCCACGCAGAGCGCAACGGGCGACATTCCGTGGATGACAATTCTATCGCCCTATCTCGCGGGAGCCTATCTGTACTTTAACCCTTCAAATTCGCACATGCTTTACTCGACGGGAGGCAATAGTTTTTGGACCATAACATGGTCGGGATCAATTACTACTGGCACGACAATGACTGCAAATTCAATGGGGCGCGGCATCGAGGAATTGGTTGGCACATCTGTTTTGGCGCCTCCGACGGCTACGACTAATCCCGTTTACGGCATGGAAGATCACGCCGCGTGGTACAAAACTCCAAGCACATTGGGGTTATATCAATCTACTTTTGGATTAAACGGGAATAGCACGGTAATTGCTATTTGGGATATGAGTGACTGCTCAACGAGCGCAACTACCTTAGTCGCAAATGCGGACGGCAACTACGGCGGCGACGGCGGAGAACAATCGGCGATTTCAACTGACGGCGGCCAGACCTGGACGCAGTTCGCCAGTACGAGTTATAATCCGTCAACAATTTCAGGCGGCACCATTGCCTGCGGCACACCAAACAATATCGTTATAGCCAAAACGAATGGCACAGGAACCGCGCCATATTATACGACCGACGGCGGTGCGTCATGGCACGCGATTTCTATGACTGGCCCTAGCGGCGCTGTAAGTTGGAACCACTTTTGCGGGGCAAGTTTCTACAAGGCAAAATGCGTCGCTGCTGACAAGGCCGATGCGACCGGAATGACGTTCTATCTCATGCTCGGCGGCTCAGACGGCAATCAGGGTTTTTATAAATCTACCAACGGCGGCGCATCGTGGACATTTCAAAGTGCCGGAAATTCAAGGGGCAACCTCAGCGACCAGAATGTAAAGATCAGGGCCACGCCCGGACAGGCAGGAGACATTTGGTGGGCATCTGGGCCATCACCTAGCGCCGGGGATAACACACTTCAACATTCAACCAACGGTGGGGCGAACTGGACGACGATTACGAATGCAAGTAACGCGGCTTGTATCGGTTTTGGTGCCCCGGCTCCCGGTAAATCCTACCCGAGCGTTTATTATATTGGTTGGTATAACGTTGCCGGCGTGACGCAGACTTACGGCGTATGGGAAGCTGATGACATTGGGACAAACGCACAGGGAACATGGAAACAGCTACTTAATGTGGATGGTAGCGCATTCCCATTAGACAGCCTTGATATTGTAACAAGTTGCAGCGGTGACCCTAATATGTCGGGACATGTCTATTTAACATTCGGCGGGTCAGGCGGCGCTTATTATCCCTACCTTCTCAACCGCGACCTCGATCCGGCGAGCAATGACAATACCCCCGCATATCTGGACAAGGTGGGGTGATGACAGCCCTGTTTTGGTGTATTCTGCCTTCCACGATCGCGGTAATTTGGCTGTCCTACTATCACATAGCGGGCAAGAATGGCTGATATCAGGGATGACCCCTCGGACGAGGATGAGGCAATAGAACAGCCCGTCCAGACCGAAAGCCGCGACCGCGAACTATCGACTATCGAATCCATCAATTCCGAATGCCTGAAAATCTATCGGGATGTCGAGCAGGGTTTCCAGAACCAATGGGACCGCGCCAATTCCCAGATGGACTATTGGGACATATACCACTGCCAGCTCGGTCCCAAACAGTTCTATACCGGAAATTCCCAGATCTTTGTCCCCATCGTTCATGACGCGGTGAATGCCAGGGTTACCCGGTTCAACAATCAGATATTTCCGCAATCCGGGAAGCACATCGAAGTCACGGCTTCCGAAGATAAGCCAACCGCGATCATGTCGCTGTTGGAACACTACATCCGAAAAGCGAAGCTCCGCACCAATGTCATGCCGGCGCTTATCAGGAACGGGGATATCGAGGGGCAATACAATATCTATGTGAAGTGGGTCAGGAATGAGCGCCACGTCGCCATGCGGATCAACAAGAAAAAAACCGTGGACGACATGGAGATTGATGACGAGTACGAGGACATAGACGAACAAACCATCGTGCATCAGTATCCGATGGCGGAAGTCATCGCAGATGCCGATGTCCTGGTTCTTCCCTTTACGTCTGACAGTGTTGAAGCGGCAATCGACAATGGCGGTTCAGTTTCGATCATTCGCAGATACAGCAAAGCCAAAATCCGACAGATGATCCGGGACGGAGAATTTGAAAAAGAGGCAGGCCAGAATCTTTTGGCGACAATGGCCGGTAAGGGAAAAAACCAGAGTCCCAACAAGAAAAAGAACATCACCACGGCGGCGGGAATCCAAACAGAAGGCGATCAGAAAACCGCTCTCGTCTATGAGACTTGGACGAAGCTGAAAGTGGATGGCGAACGCAGGATCGTCCGCATTTATTTCGGTGGCGAAGATCAGGTGTCGGGGTGCAAGTTGAACCCCTATTGGTGCGACAAAGTGCCGCTCCTTTCCGCCCCTGTGGAAAAGATCGAAGGCAGCTTCAAGGGCAACTCCAAGATCAAGTTTGTCGAAACGCTCCAGTATGCCGCTAATGACGCGGTAAATGAGGGAATGGATTCAGCGGCTTATGCTCTTTTGCCCATCATCATGACCGATCCGGCAAAGAACCCCAGGACTGGTTCCATGGTGCTCAATGTGGCAGCGATTTGGGAAACCAGCCCCAAGGATACCCAATTCGCCGAATTCCCGCAGTTGTGGAAAGAGGCATTCCAGATCGTATCGAGCGCGAAAGATCAGATATTCCAAACACTTAGCGTCAACCCGGCGATGATGCCGCAGCAGGTTACGGCCCCGGGGAAAAAACCCAATCAAGCCCAGATCGCCTCGGAGCAGCAGGTCGATCTTCTGACTACGGCGGATTCCGTCACCACGATCGAGCAGGAAATTCTCACCCCCTATCTGCAATGGTGTGTGTGGCTCGATCATCAGTTCAGAGACGAGAAAACCACCGTTCCTTCATTCGGCGAACTCGGCGTGAAGATGCAAATGGAGGAAATCCCGCCAATTCAGATGGGCAAACGGTTTGAATTCCGCTGGTACGGGGTAGAGGCCGCGCGGAATATGCAGCAAATCCAGCAGCAGATGGCGGGCCTGAATGTATTGCGAGGAATCCCGCCGCAACTCTATCCGGGCCGCACTCTCGATCTTGGGCCTCTGATGTCGGCATGGGTTGACAACATCTATGGCGCACGGCTTGGGCCGCTGATTTTCAAGAACACGATAGACCAATTGGGCCTCAATCCAGAATACGAAAATCAAATGCTCGAACAAGGAATGCACGTTTCCGTTCAGCCGATGGACAACGATCAGGAACACATCAAAGCTCATATGCAGGCGTTCCAGGAGAAGGGCGATTTCTCGGGTCAATTGCGCGCCCACATGATCGAGCATCAGATGCAGATGCAAAAGAAACAGCAAGCCGCGATGATACAGCAACAGCAGCAATTACAGGGGCCGCAACAGGGCGGCGGCGGTCAACCTCGGCAAGGAGCGGCCCCCGGAGGGCCACGGCCGAACGGCCAAGGACCCCCCGGCATGATCCATCAGGATAGAATCCCGATGGGCGCGCCTAGACAGCGGGGGGCGATGTAATGCCGGAGGAATGGGAAGCCTACGACTCCGAACCGGAGGACGATCCCGATAACTGGCGGGATGAGGCTGACGAATAATGCCAGACCGTTTTTCAATCTGCTTGCCGTTTACTCTCGCTCAGGAATGCCCATTCCCGAACGATTGGAGCAATCCGAAGAACTATTCTTATGACAGTCATGATCCCGGTGGTGCGACGATGTGCGGGATTATCCAGAGGGAATATGATCTGTGGAGAAAAGGTCATGATCTAGCCTGTCAGCCGGTCGAGTTGATACCCCAGGATGAAGGCTACTCGCTTTATCAAGTGGCCTATTGGCTTCCAAGATGTCCCAATCTTTCCTCGGGTCTTGACCTTCAATACTTCGATACATCGGTCAACATGGGACCGACGCAAGCCACCAGGATTTTGCAAGTTGCACTCGGAATAAACAACGATGGAATCTGGGGGCCGCAGACCGATGCTGCCGTGACATTAGCTAGGCGAGACTTGGCCGCTCATATCGAAGCCTTCACCAACAGACGCACGGCAGTCTATAAGATATTGCCAGGATTTCCTTATTTCGGTACAGATTGGTTGCGTCGGGCAGAGGAAATGGGCGCACAAGCACTGAAAATGGCTGCATGATCCGGAAGATTGCCATTATCTGGGGACTCGGAGGCGGCTTCTTCGATCCGTCGAGCGGCGAGGTTGCGATGGTGGCGCGCTGCAAAGCAATCGGTCTCGATATCGGAGCCAGCCCCTATCATTACGATGACGGCCAATCCATTTATGAATTCCTCAAAACTGCGGATTGGCGCGGTATTGTCGGGGACAGCTTTGGGGCTTGTTTCGGGCCTGATTATGCCGGTGACTTGGCACCAACAAAGGTGGATTTCCTCGGCGGTTTCCAGCCATCGGTCTATTCGAGCAACATCAAGACGCTGGCGGACGGCACAAAATACATTGCCATTCCGGCGAACGTGATAACGGCCCACGTCATCCGCGACCCGGACTGGATTGACACGGCAGGTCTCGGTTATGCGAAGTGGATCGCCGACAATCCGAAAACCACCCGTCTCTTGGAAACGGACCATCGCGGGGCGCACCCGGACGATTGGGGTTATTCACAGGACTTAATGTTTGCCGAAATCAAGCAACTGATGGGGGCCTAGAATGCTGACGTTAAGTCCTGGCGCGAGATTCGCAATCGGCATCTGTATTACGCTTGCAATCGGCATTAGCTCTGGTGCGGTGGTCCTTACCCACGCCATACCGGCCGCCTGGATCAGTCCCGTAGAAGCATGGTGCGGCATCATTGCTTTTGTGGGGTCTGCCGCTCAGACCGGATTGCAGGGATTGGGCATGAGCAATGCCAATAAGGTCGCGGCGGCTCAGTCCCTTCCGTCAGACCAGAAGATTGCGATTGCCGCGAGCGCCCCGGAAGTTAGTCAGATTGTGACGACGAGAGAAATCGCCCAAGCGGCGGGACCTATCGGGGATGGGGCCAAGGTGGTTTCGCAATGACCGGCTTTATCGAGGACATGCTGCTGCGGCAGGAAGGGTTGTCCGATGCCGACATTGCCGCTGTTAACGCGGCACTGCCGGACGTTCAGGCGTTGGATGCAGCGTTGCAAGCGCAATGGCCCCGGATCAGCAAGCTCGCTCCCCTGTTTCTCCGCTTATTCAATATCGTCATCGCAAAACAAAGGACGCTGACATGAGTACGCTGACCAATATCGAAAACACGTTGGGCATAGTCGAGACCGATGTAGTGAATTTCTTCTCGACCACGCTGCCGAAAATCGAATCGGAAGTTGCGACTGCGATCAATACCGTGGCGCAGGACTTCGACAACGTGCTGCAATGGCTCGGGGCGCACGGCCAGGAAATCGCGTCCGACGTAGCCGGGCTTCTCGGCATCGTGGCTGCTGCCGGCGTCGGAATCCCCGCTCCGGTTCTTGCCGCCGCTGCGGCGCTCAATACTGCGGTTAGCCTCGTCAATACGGCAGTCGCGGCGCAGCAACAGTCGGCTTCGTCCGGTGGTACTGCACTGCAACAGGCGGTTTCTGCCGGGTCGGCGGCCTATCAGTCGCTCAAGACAGCGCAGATCGCCACGTCTCAGGCGCAACAGACCGTTGCCAAGCCTGCCACGGCTTCTGCAACCCCCTGATAATGAGCGACTATTCGATCCAAAAATATCTAAATCCAATCCTCATTGCTCTCGTTGGGGCATTAGGAGCGGCGGTAGGTCTATTGGTTTGGACTTCCCTTCAAGACATCAAAACAGCACAAACCACTGCCGCTCATACGCTATGGGACAATGTGCAAACGGTGGCAAGGGCGAATGCCGATCTGAACAATGCAATGACCGGACTGGCGACTACGCTAAAGGATCACATTCAGGTCGAGACGCAGATAGATCAGGATTTCAAGGTCGAACAACTCGACCACGAACAGCGCATTCGAGGTTTGGAACGTCCTTCAAAGGGCGGTTGACGGGGAGGGGCTTATGCGGGCGATACTCGTTATTGCTATGCTTGTGCTTTCATTATCGCCCATCTGCAAACAATGCTAGGAGCAAAGCCATGTTAGATCGTTTGGAAGAACTGGAAGCCAAGGTGCAGCATCTCATGTCGCTGCCGTCTGTCGTCAAGGATTTGGCCGACGAACGAAAAGCCATCTTGGAAGCCAAGGAAAAGGCCGACAAAGAGGCCAAGGAAAAGGAAGAAGCCCGCAAGAAGGCCGAGATCGAAGCCAACCAGAAAGCCGCCGCTGCTGCGGCCGAGAAGGAAAGCCGTCCGGTCCCGGAATTCTCCAAGGCCGAACCGGAAAAATCCGAAGGCCGCATCAGCCTGTAGGGCTATTGCCTTCCGTGAATAGCTTCATGTAGTATGGCCCATCGACTGGTGGCCGTAAGTCACCATTTCGACTGACGGGCGTTACTCGTCTCATGGGGCACGTTGAATGGCTGATGAACCTGAACTGGAAGTCGAGGAACTTGAACCCGAAGTTGCCGAACCGGAGGAGGCGGAAGCCGAACCGGAGGTAACCCAACCGGAAGTTCAAGAACCGGAAGAACAACCGGGACTCCAGGTTCAACCGTCTCGCGCCAATACTCGCATCCAGACGCTATCCGAAGAAGCCCGGGCGGCTAAAGCGGAGCTTGCCGAGACAAGGCGGCGTTTGGACGAGATTACGGCGCGGATTTCTCAGCCGGCTCAGGAATCTCCCGAGCAACGCGCACAGCGTTTCGCGTTAATGACTCCGCAAGAGCAGATGTCCGAAACCCTCCGCGATTCGGAGAAACGGATGGCTGCTCAACTGCAAACGATGCAGATGCAGACTGCGGATTCAGTGGATAGGACGGCGTTCCAGGTCAAAGCGCAGGTCGATCCGCTATACGCCAAATGGGCACCGAAGGTCGAAGGAAAGTTGGCGGAATTGCGTTCGCAAGGGAACAGTCCCAACCGCGAGACAATTCTGAAATACCTCATCGGGGAAGCGGCGTTGGAGGGACGGGGCAAGCAGGGCAAGACGCAGGCGGCACAGGCTGCTCGCAGGGTTGTCAATGCCAAGACCCGGCCGACCAATTCCGGCAGCGATGCCCAGGCACAGCGGACACGAACGGCAAGTTTGGAACGGCGTCTCGAAAACGTAGAAATCTAGGGCACCCTGGAGAGACGCTATGGCTGTGAACGTCAGCGGAAGTTTTTCTGCCGATCTGGAAGCATATATTGCCGACGAGACGCTTCCGCTCACTCGCAAGCAACTGGTCGTCTACCAGTTTGGCGACCCGGCAACCCTCCCGAAAGGTCGAGGGGTTACCTACACAGCCACCCGGTACAACCGCGTGCCGCTGCCATTTGCCCCTCTCTCGGAAGGCGTCCCGCCCCAAGGCGAACTGATGACCATCCAGCAGGTCACCGCTACCGCCCTGCAATGGGGCGATAAGGTCACCATTACCGATGTGGCGGAACTGACCATCAAGCACCCGCTGTTCAAGGAAGCCATCAAGCTGATGGCGCTGCAAGTCTCGGAAACCCTGGAACGTAACACCTTCAACAATCTCCAAGGGTTTACCCAAGTCAATTACGTCAATTCGCGCGGCTCACGAGCAGCCCTTGTTGCGGGCGACGTGATGAACACCCACGAACTCAACCGCGCCTACGCCATGCTTCTCAACATCGGTGCACCCCGCTTCATGGGCGACGAGATGACCGATACCAAGCTGGAAGCCGATGGCGGTGGTGCAAGGGCTTCCTCGAATCCGAGGGCAATGCCGCACTATGTCGCCGTGCTGCACCCATTCTGCGCGGCGGACCTGCGGGAAAACAGCTCGATCCAAACCGCATGGTCCTATTCGGACATCAACCGGCTCTATAATTTCGAGCTAGGCGAATGGTCCGGCATCCGCTTTACCTTCACCAACATGGTGCCATTCTGGACCGGCAATGCGGCGATCACGCCGACTGCCGCTCTGACCGGCTCTTTGGCGACCAATACCTACTACGCAATCGTCACGGCGTCCGACACCCAGAATCAGTACGAAAGCCAGATTTATCAGGTGTCGGCAGGTATCTCGGTTACCGGCCCCAATGGCTCGTTGCAGGTCGTCCTTCCGGTTCTGTCGGGCTATACCTTCAACGTCTATGTAGGAACCTCGAATGCCCCGACGAACCTGGGCTTGTCGTCTGCCGGCCCGACTTCCGGCCCGATGCAGGGCCAGGCAGTGCAATTGGCGGGTGGCCAGACCGTCACCATAACCGGCCTGGGAGCCTTCCAGATCCCGCCCGCCGCTCCGTCAACGGGAGTCACCGTCTATCCCAATTACATCTTCGGGCGCGGCGCATATGCCCAGGTGAAACTGGATGAAGTGAAGTTCACCTATTTGAAGGATGCGGATAAGAGCGATCCGCTCAACCAGTTGCGCGTGGTTGGGTGGAAAACTTATTATGGGACGCTCTTGAAGAACATTCAATTCGCAATGCGAATTGAATCAACTTCTGCGTTCAATTCTACCTTCGGCTAGGAGCAGATCATGGGATACCGACTTCGCTATCAGGTGTGGGTTGACTGGCTTCCGGCAGGCTTAGGCCCCGGCCTCTCCAACCCAACTGGCCCCGGTGCCCCGGGTGGCCCGGCGCAAACGCTGGCATTCTTCAACTCGCAAGGTCAGGTCTCGGGGGCGAGCTATCCGCCGACTTCCAGCACGTTCCTCAATGCGGACGTAGCCAACCTGCTCACGTCCATGACAACCGACCTCACGGCGCAGATGGAAAATGCGGCGGTACAGACCCGCATTCAGAACTTCTCGACTGGCACAGGCTAAACCGTGTCCACGAAAACATTAGGGACGCTTTCAACTACGTCTCTGACGGCGTTACAGGCTCCCCCGAAATACAATGCCACTCCGGGGCTTGCCATCGCCGACTTGGCGGCGATGAACAATTCCATCTACAACGATGAGCTAAACCCCCAGCAATTGCTCAGTCAGCAAATCATGAACACCTGCTGGGCACAATCCGGCGAAAGCGGACTGCTCACGATCCCCAATCGCGGTGTGCTCCAGGTTCATGCCGGGGATTGGGTTGCGATCGACCAGAGCGGTTGGCCCATCCTGATCGGCAAGGAATCCCTGCCGCAGACCTTGACGGCCACCGGAAACTACTCGGTCGCGGCAGGAACAGCGGTTACATCGCTCTCGGTCAATGTGCTGACTA